TTATAATGATTGCTCAATTTTTTTTGCAATTTCTTTATTAATCTTACAAAGAGGTTTATAGCATTGATTTACATATTTATCATCTAAAATATCTTTATTTCGAGACGAAGTGTAAAAATTAGGTCTTATGTTTCCTTTTCCAAAATGCTTTGGATCTGTAATAAAAGGAATTGATGTCGTATCTTCAGAACATACTAAATTGCACTTTGTGTCAAGGCAGATTGCAAGTATATGAATATCATTGAATAATTTAGAGGTGTTTGTTTTAGAAATACTATTTTCTATATTATCAATATTATCATCGTTACCTTTATGTACCTTTCCAACGTCTTTTAAGAGCCTTAGTATTGGTAAATATTTAGGCGTTTTTTTAAGTTCTTCATTATATTTACTTCCACCATAAATTAAAAATCCTTTACCCTTTAAAATCCAATCTAAAACAGGCTTAAATTCATTATGCTTATCTGATGATTTTGAAAAAACATTTGCTAAGCAATTTGTGTCTATTATTATCGCCATATAAATACTAAATTTCTAAAAGTTTTAACTCTTCATCTATAAAAAACTCTTTATAACTAATAGGTAACTCAGAAATATATTCACCTTTTGAACTAATTTTGATTTGAGAAATAGTATTCCCTTCTTCCTTTCTTTCAAAGAATAGAATTTGTGACGATGGTTTATTTTGTGATTCTTTTGAATTTAAAGAATATCTATATCTATTTATTGTATAATCACTATGAGTCTCTATAAGAAATTTATTGCGATCATTTGTTGCTGATTTATAAATAAAACTACCGAATGCAGCTTGTGCTTTTGGATGTAAATGAACTTCTGGTTGTTGTATAGAAAACATGTAATCACTAGAGTCTAATGCTTCAATAATTATTGGTAACAATTGTGAAACACCATATCCTACCTGTGGTAATTTCACAGGAATGTTATTATATTTTATTATTATTTCAAAAGGAGCAACGTTTTTAGTTCCAAGTTCTTTTATTTCTATTTTATCAAACAAATTACTTTCTTTCCCAAATTTTTCTAAAATTGGAATAATTTTTCTTTTGTTTTTTGGGCTTGACAATAAAGCTCTAAGTAAAGAAGGTATATGTTCTCCTTCTGGAGAGAATTTTATGTTATAAGATTCATAGATACGTTTAGCTTTAGCTCTGATAGGTGCAAGCCATGTGTAATGATTATATAGTAAAGAAAATCTTAAATCAAATTCAGTATTGATCTCTTTATTACTTTCCTTAATATCAGAAAGAACAAATTGTAATAATAATGCTATAGGAAAGTTCATAGGAATATGAATAGATTTAAATTTGCTTTTTTGCATAATTTTTTCATCATAGATCCACTGTTCAAAAGATTGTGTGTCTTGTTTAATGAAATGATATTTAATGCTTTTAGGAAATATTTTTACAAATACATTCAATTCGTCAACGCTAAATTTTATCCAATCTATAGATGGAACAGATTTTTTATTCTTAAAATTAATTAGTATTTTTAAAAGTGTATTGTTTTTATCATCTAATATATTCTCGATTCCAACTTTGAAAGTAGATTCTTGGGAGTTTTGACTTATAATTTCTTCAAAATATCCCATCTCAACTTCTGAATTGTTAAATTGAGTATTGATCCAAAATTCTTTGCTTGATAATATGTTTATTAGATTAAGTACAGATGTTTTTCCTGTACTATTTTCTCCTACAAAAAAATTGACATCATTAATTTCTATAATTTGACCTTTTAGGCCTCTGTAATTTTCAAAAAAAAGTTTGTTCATAACATTTTGCTGTAAAATTATTGTCTTAGATTGTAACTTAACTTTAAAATGATATAAAGTTCCATAAATACAACCATTTTACATTTGTAATTAAATTTTTACAATAATAATATTCTCTTTCTAAATAAAAAAAAGGAAAACCGTAAAGGAGTTTAAAATCCTCTTTTGCGTTTACAAAAAAAAAGCTCCTTTTGGAGCTTTTGTTTAATTTACAAATTAAGATTAAACCTTTATTATAGACGAGAATCTATCTTCAAAATTTACAAATATTAATTCACAAAATCTTCCAAAATAATCACCTTCTAAATCACTTAAATTACTTTTAAAACCATCAAATGTTATTACCTCAACTTCAAGTTTAGTATTATTTTCTATAGATTGTAATTTAATCACTCCTTTATCTCCACATTGACTATTGTGAATTAAATATTTATATTTTTTATTTATATATATATCCCAATTTTCAAACTCTCCATTAATGATCATCTTAATGATTTTATCTTTTAAACCATTTGCTCTCGATACTATAAAATGCAATTTCATATTTTAGATTTTATAGCAAAATTAAAACATATAAAAAATTAAACCTTAAGAATTTCCATAATAATAGGATGTTTTAGTTTATGATACAAAAAAAGCTCGAGATGGTGCTTTTGTTTCAAATTTAATTATTGATTATCCACTGCATAACATATTCTTTTTCCCTTGTCGAATCATCTATTGAATTATCAATAATTGAAAATCCTTGACTTTTATAAAACTGTACAGTTGGTTCGTTTTTACAGTAAACTTTTAGTTCTAAATTATTACGTATACTTTTTACAAATTTCATCAATTCTTTTCCTGCACCCAATCTTTGGTTTTCTGGAGACACAAATATTGATGCTAAATACTGATTTATTAATGCAACAAATCCTATTATCTCACCAGACTTTAAAATAACATAATTCTCAGATGAGGGTAAATATATAGTTTCCATTGCTTCTAAATTTTCTTGCCAGTAAGCTATAGGAATAAAGTCATGCGCAATTACAGAAGATTTATACCAAATATCAACCATTATTTTAATGTCCTCATGTGTTGATTTCCTTATTGTAAAATCCGTTCTAACATTTTTCATCATTATGTTATTCTTTAATCAGAGATCAATTTTTAAAACATTTAAATCTCTTTTTATGTTTACAAAAAAAAGCTCATTAAATCTTGTAATAATACATTTATTATAATCGACGAAACAAATAATGATTAATAAATTCTTAAATTTAATTCATCTTTTTTTGTAAATTTCATATTTAATGCAGTATAGAATATGTATATTATTTCTTTGTAAGCTTCTATTAATCTTTTGATAGAACTAAATTCCATCATTAATTGAACTCTTTCATTATCTATCACCTTTATTTTATAAAGGTAGATTTCATTATCTATTTTTAAATCATAAATGCCGTCTGAATGTACAATTGCATTTCTGCAATTTCTCATTTTATGTAAGAACTCAAAAGGTTTAATATTATGTATTTTGCGTAATTTAATTTTCTCATCAAGAGCCAATATTTCATTTTTAATAATATCATTAATTAACTCAATTGTTAAATATGAAGTAAGATTTCCGTTTCTTAGCTTTTTTAAAATTGTATTTTTTTTTGTATCTTGAATTTGATTAGAAACATTTAAAGCGCTTTTATCTATTATCTCACTATTGAATTCATTTATTTTTAATAAAACATTATTTAGCATTATTATCATTCTTTCAAATATATGTACTGAATTAAAACAAAACATTTCAGAACTTAACTTTTCAAAAGTTTCTTTTTTATTATTCTGATTAATAACAATTCCAACATCTTTTGGAATAAAATTTACGATCCATCCATTATTAATATCGAAAGGATTGTTAACTACTGAATTATTAATTGATATATTTAGATTTGCTTCTTTTAAAGTAAAAGCATCTTCATTAACTTTTATTGATATATAGTTAGTTAAAAGTTTTGTGTATAAAGTTTTAAAATCTTCTGTGTAATCTAACATGTATATTAATTTTTCACAATTATCTAAAGTTATAGATTAATAAACTTACGGTTTTCCGTAAAACGATTTTACATATCAAACTTAAAAATCGTTTTTAACGTTTATATATTTAGAAATATATATTAAAGCGTATTTACACTAATATATAAGTTTGAATAATCTTCATAAGTCATAATTTCATAACTTGAATGTAATGAGTAGCGAAAAGGAATAAAGCGTATTTGAGGGATGTAAATATTATTACGTTCATAAAATAAATTATTTGATTCTATTTTATGAGAATCTTTTATATTTTCATTTAATGATTGCATATAGTAACTTAATTGATTCGATGGAAAAGAAATAGACACTTGTTTTATATCTTCATTACAAGTAATTACAGGAGACTTTAAAAGCATATAATATCCGTAACCTATTTTTTCGTCTTTAACTTTATCAAGATACAAACTGTCAACAAAGACAAGGTTTGATTTTTCATCAACAGGTATAAAACCGATTTTTTTTAACTCATTTCTAAGAGATAAACTATCTAAGCTTACTAAATCTTTTAATTCAGTTAAAGTGAATTTTCTAGGTTCTTTAATTTCTTTTTTAACTAAGTTAATTGAGTCTTTTTCTTTATTTAACTCACTCTTAATTTCTTTGTTACTGCATGAGGTAAATAAAGTAGTTATTATAGATGTAAATAGTATAAGTTTTTTCATATAGCTAAATTAACATTTGTATATGTTTTATAATTACGGTTTTCCGTAAAATAAAATGATTTACATTTCTATTTTACCGATATATCTTACTTATGTGATATTAATTTTTATTTAATTTATTTAAATCAAACTGTTTAAATTCAGAAGTTAAAATATTAGGAATATAGTAACTTTCTTTAGATCCTTTAATATCTCTTTGAGCATCTAATTTTTGTTTTTCTGTAAGTAGTGGAATGTATTCTTCTCTAACACTTACTTTAGCTCTAACTTTTAGAAAACCCATATATCCAATTATTGAATCTTTCTTAACTTCCCTTTTATTAATTGATTTAATAAAACTATCAATAAAAGATTCGTCTAATGCAAGTGCTGTCATTGGACTGAATTCTAAACTATCCAAAGACTCTCCTTTTAGTGGAATATATTTATAGATGCTTATAGAATCAACGTCTAAACTTAAATAATCTGAAGATAATTCATTAAAGACTGAATCAATTAAAATGGTAGTCTTTGAAATTAATTCTTCTTTAATCTTGTTTTCTGTAAACTTACTAGTTATTTTATTTTCTTCACTTTTTTTATTACAATTTGTAATAAAGCATAATAGTAAAACAAATGATATAGTTTTATTCATAAAATGTTCGTTTAATATTTACAATGCTAGTTTTTTACTGTGTGTAGAAGCTACTACTTGAAATAAAGCTGTTACCATTGATATAGGAACCTCTTCGTAATCTGGGTAATCAAATTTATCTTCATCTAACGGTTTAGGTATAAGAACAAGGTTTTTATTTTCTTTATCTCTTCTTACTTTTTTAATAGTTCTTAAGTCGTTTGTTGTTACAACAGCATAAATTTCTCCTTGAGGAAAATAGTTTTGCCATTCTGGAACCTCTCTTAATCCTAAAATATCATCATTTCCTAATTCTTTAGACATAGATTTTCCAGAATTCTTAATTGCAAACTGTGCATTATGAAATTCTGGTAAGTAAAAATAATAAGAAGGTGTTATAGTTTGGTCATTAAAAATTTTAGTGAAACCAGAATAAAAATCTACATCAAAGAAAGGAATCTTTTTAATAGGTAATTGTCCTATTTCATCAGTATCTAATTCTTGTATCTCTTCGTTTTCTATATCATTAGAATTAAAGTATGTTTTATATACATATTTTATTGAGTTTAATTTATCCTCAGGAATTTCTTTGGTTCTATATTCCCAATTATTTAGTGTTTCTAATGAAATAGATAGGTTCTTAGCCATATCTTCTCGAGATATTTTAAAAATTTTTCTAATTTTTTTTAAATCTATAATATTCATATACAGTAGGATATAATTATTTAAACTCATAAATATGTTTATAAAACATATTTAAATGTAATTTATGTGTTAATAATACATATATTTGTAAAACAAAATACAACTGGGTACAAAGTTACTCAGTTGACAATAAACAAAAGTAACGAAAATACCTTAAAAAATACGTAAAAAACACTCCATATGGAAAAAGGAAGAAAGCTAAGTAAGATTTATGAATCATTTGAAAATGGTATAGATCAAATTAAGACTAAAGATTCTGTTTCTTTTAGAAAAGAAGTTATGAAGCAGCTTTCTATTTCATCGAATACTGCTTTTTACAAAAGAATAAAAGGGCATAGAGGTCATTCATTAGCAGAAGTGGCAGCTATCAATAAGTTATTTGAAAAGTTTGGAGTTACTGAAAATATATGGTCAGAACCAACTCCAGAACCAATACCTATAACAGAATAAAGAAACATACCCGAAACATACTATAAAATGGAAGTAGAATTATCACCTAAAGAGATACAGGTTGCAAGTTTAATTGCTAAAGGATTATCTCATCAAGAAGTAGCAGATACAATACATCGCTCAAAGAGAACTGTCGAATCTCACGTAAGAAGTATTTACGATAAGACAAATATAAAAAGAAGGTTAGGAGCATTAACGCTCTGGTTTATCCAATCACCTTACAACATAGCGGTTTAATCTAAACCAACCTAAAAACCAAAACAAGGATATCAGTCTACGGACTTTAAATATATGAAGCGTTCTTTTTCAATAAAATTATAAAATAAGCAAGGTCAATAATTCTTTGATTCTTCTTCTGGCGTAGTGCTATTTTGTTCTTCTTGCGGGTTAATTCCTTCTATTGGCGCAAATAATAAGCTATACTATTCTTTTGGCGGATAAAATAAAGAAAATGAAATAATGAAGAACCTTTAAAATAATGATTATCGAAAATGAAAACTTCAATCAAATCAACAACCGAGTACCTATTGAAGCGTTCTTTGACATCACTGGGATAAATAATAAGAATCATTGTTAACTATATCATGTTAGATGAGTCAGCGCTTTGTTGAAGTAGTTTTTACTAAACCAAACAAAGAAGAGCGAGGGGATAATCTTTGAAGCATCCGTATTTATATTATTTATCAAAGCGCCATAAGGGGCGCTGTATAGTACCTGTTATACATCTTACTCTTATTTGGAAGTTAAGCAAGTTCGAAACTTGGTAAGATGACTAAATGTAATCAAATAGCTTATGAAGAAAATAATTAGTAGAATCAGAAGATTCTTATTTCTGAGTAATTCGAGATTGCTCAGCCAAATAAAAGTATTTCAATTTTTGGATGAAAAAGATGGGCTTACTAAATCAGAAAAGAATGGAATGATTTGGTACTTTAAAAAAATGCTACTTAAAGATATAAGTAGATTTGGTCAAATAGACGAAGTGATTGAAATTTTAAAGGAATCAGAAAAAGAAAGAAAGGAAAAAGAAAAAACCTCCGAAGAGGTTAAAAATTAAAAGTTTGCTCTACTTAATTTATCATCTGTAGTTTCAGTAGAATCTTCTTTATTATCAACATTTTTAGAAATAAACTTAATGTTAACTTTAATTTGATTTTTGGTTTTATCATTATAAAGCAGAACCCAATTATTCAAATTTTCATCTTCACTAAGGTTGTTATTGTCATTTAAAAACGCGCTAATTACGAAGTTAGTTTTATTGTAAGTAACAGTATCATTTAATTGATAATTCATAACGTATATATTTTATTGTTGTTTTTACAAATATATACAAATTCCTGATTGGCAAGCTTCAACGTTCGAGCCGTTGACAGGAACAAATTATTAGAGCATAAAAATATAAGTAATAATCCAAAGAGATTATTAATTTTTAAATAAAATATTTATAAATAAACGTTTATAAAAAATAAAATTTAATCATAGGCCTAAAAATTCAATTCCACTTTTCCTTAAAGGTTTAATAGTAATTTTTCCTGATTTAACCAGGTAACTAGATGTACAATATTTTTGAGTTTTAAACTTTTCTAAAGTTTCTAAAACTTCTGAATCTTCCTTACCGAACCAAACAGATAGATCTGATATTGTAGTACAAAAAGGGCTTTTAATCTCATTCGCATCATGAATGAACTTAAGCAAAGCTTTCTCGAAATCCATAATTTATTTTTTAAATACAATTACTATAAATATACATTAAATTCTAATTGAAAATCCAATGATACAGCCAAAAATTATCTAATCTATAATATAATCCAAATGAGTGAAGTACAACAATATCTAGAAGGCAGAACTCACTTAATGAGAAATGACTTTCCAAAAGTGTTTGGAATTGACTACAGGACCTTCGAAAATTATTATGTAACGGCTTCAAGAAATGAAGATCGTAGAATTTCAAAATTCAAAATAGAAATCCTTAAAATTCCTAGAAACAAGAGGGTAAAAAAATTATTTAAAACTAATCAAGTGATTGAATTTTTAGCCTTACATGGTGTTTATCCAAGAAAAGAATTTAAAACAAAAAAAGCTTCTGTGTCGGCAGAAGCTTAAATATTAATACAAAAAACATGAAAAATAAACTTTCACGCTTCATAGTAAAAGTACAAAATTTCTTTCAACGAAAAAAAGTAGTTGGAAAACTTAAGGAAAATTACATTACTTCTCCTTTTCAAAGTATCAAAGATGAAATATTAATTCAATTGTGGAATAATGGTTTTACAAACGAAGCAGTTGATTTATTCGAAAATGGAGAGGCAATGACTAAAGAAAAGTTTGATTCTGATGTTCAGACTTTTGTAGTGTTATTCTTAGTTTCCTCTTTAGCTTTTACTTTAATTCAAATTGTTTTTTAAGATGGATTTTAAAAATACATTACATGAAGTCTTTTATCAATTTGTAGGAGATGATCAATTAAGACCTAATATGCATGCGCCTTTCGAGGTTGAAGGTGTTGTATATGCTACCAATGCATATTCAGTTATTTATACAGAGAAAAAGAATTGTGATTTTGATTATAATCAAAATTCTATACCTCAAATTAAAAATGTGTTACCCTCTCAAACTAACACTAATCAGTTAATAGATTTAAAATTATCAGAATTTGAAGAATATCTTACTGAAATTGAAACATCTTTTAAAGAAGAGTCTATTGAATGTAATGAATGTAATGGGTACGGAGAGGTAGAATGGGATTATAAACATTACAGTAAAGAATTTGAATGTCCAGCATGTGATGGATTTGGTACAGTTGATAAAAGTAAAGAAGTACCTACTGGAGGTAAAATACATCAAGAGGTAGTTATTGAAATTAAAGGCCATGCATTTTTATTAAATAGAATAATCCCTTTGATTAAAACAGCTGATCTGCTTAAAAAAGATATTTATCTGGTATATAGTCCAAGTGAACCATATCAATCTTTAGTTTTTAAAATTGACTTTTTGACGATTGTTGTAATGCCTTTTTCAAATTCTACATATTTCAAAGTTATTAAACAAATTGCTTAATGAAAAAATTAAAACGTTTTGTTGAGAATTACTTTGATATGATGATCAAAATAATTTTCTTAATAGCAGCACTTTCTTGCGCAATTATGCTTATCGCTTTTTCAATCGAATACTTAAAAACTGTTTAGATGAAAAGGAAAATTTACATTCCTAAAGTAGGAGAGGTAGAATTTGACTTTATGCAGATGAAACCAGAAGCGATTAGAGTAATTGATGGAGAATTAAGACTGGTTTTTACAATTGTATGTACAGATCCGAAATTCAAAGGACATAATTTTGTTTTAGGAATTAACTTCAATTACAACGATCGTGCGATAGACGAAAGATTTCCAAATTATTATTACACTGAATTAGATTCAGTTCATAGTATAGAGCTTTACAATTCCGACATGGAATACGAATACAATGAGTTTACAACTAGCAAAATACTTCAAATTGCTAGAGCAATCACACCAAGAAAATATACAGAAATATTAACGATTAGCAGTTATAGTTATGATACATTGTTATGATTATTCCACATCTAGTTTTTTATTATTTAACTCGACCAAAGATGCTTCTATAGAATTAAATCTAAATCTAAGAGCAGTTCAGAAAAGTATTCAATTAAATTACTTAGTTAAAAAGAGGTATTTATTTGATAAAGAAGAAATTTCCAAGTTAAATATAGAAGATAAAAAACTACTTCCATATTATTTGTTAAACTCTTTTTCTAATGAGTTGCTAAAGTTAAATTCTGTAAAAGAAGTTATTGATTATATTTCTACTCACGATTCAATAATTACAACATGTGATGTTGTTTGTCATAATATTCAAAGAAAGCAACGTATTGCAAGAAAATACTACTGTTCAAGAGATAATAACTTTTCTTTTATTAAAAAATAGTTATGAGAACAACAAAAAAGAATCTTAACAAGCAAAAAGAAGAGATTATTAAAAAGAAATCTGGAAGTACTTCTTTGTCTTATGAAGATAAAAAGGAAAATAAATCTGCTGCAGAATTAGCTTTAATTAAAGCTAAAAAATTAAACCGCCCTGTTCAATGGATCTCTACAAAAGAAGCGGTTAGAAATTCACTAAAGCGTGAATTTAAACTTAAACACATTTAAAAAAATACCCGAAACAATGAAAAATATTATCTTAAAATCCTTGGAGTTAATAAACTTCAAAGGCATTTCTCATGCAAAATTTGACGATTTAAATGAAAAAGAAAACTCTTTTTTTGGTAAAAACGAAGCTGGAAAAACAACATTATTCAATGCTTTCTTATGGCTCCTTTTTGGTAAAGATTTAAATAATCGTAAGGATTATGAAATTAAGCCATTAGATTCAGAAAACAAACCAACAAAAGGACTTGATTCTGAGGTTCATGCTGTTTTACTTGTAAACAATGAAGAAGTTACAGTTTCTCGTATTTATAAAGAAAAATGGTCCAGAATAAAAGGAAGCGAAGAAAAAGCTTTTAAAGGCCATGAAACTGATTTGATCTTTAATTCTGTGCCTGTAGCTTTAAAGGAATTTAATTTAAAGATCTCTGAAATAGTTAAAGAGGACCTTTTCAAATTAATTACTAATCCACTTGCTTTTGAAGCTTTAGAATGGAAAGAAAAAAGAGAGGTTTTAGTTTCGATTGTTGGAGAGTTAACAGATCAGGAATTATTTGATTCTGATAAAGATTTTAAAACGCTTGAAACAAAACTATCAAACAAAACATTAGCCGAGTATGATACTCAATTAAAAGCTTCAATCAAAAAATCCAAAGAAGAGAAAGAAGATACTCCAGCGCGTATTGATGAGTTAAAGCGATCTAAAATCGAGGAAATAGATTTTGAATTAATTGAAAGTCAAATTTCAAATAAAAGGGCTTTGATTGCCGACATTGATTCTCAGATAGAAAATTCTGGAAAATCAGTTCAAAAAGTAATTGATGCTAACACTAAGGTACAACAAGAAATACAAGCTCTTAACACTCATAAATCACAAATTGAGATTAATCTTAGAGCTAAAGCAAAACAAGAATGTTTTGTAGATACTTCAAGTATTGATGCTTTAAAATCGAAATTAAGTAATGCTTCAACGATGCTAAAAAACTCTAATAATTATTTAAATACTTTACAAGAGAATATTAGTAATTATGAAAGTAATATTAATTCTTTGGAGTCAGATAGAGCAGATTTAGTTACAAAATACAATACTGAAAATGCTAAATTATTTGATGCTGAAAAATACTCTTGTACTTGTCCTAATTGCCAAACAAAATTTGTTTACAATGATGAGCCTGAAAAAGAGTTTAATATTGAGAAAAGTCAGAAGCTATCTAAAATAATTGATCAAGGAAATTCAATTAAATCTAAGATTGAAGGATATAAATCTCAGATTGAAAAGGTGAAAAATGATCTAGTCGAACCTCAAAATGATATTGAAAAATATATTTCTGAAATCAACTCTCTAAAAGATCAAATTCAAACTGAAACAAACAATCTTCAATCTCCTAAAAACGAACAAGAAGTTTATCAAACATTAATTACTAATGATGCACAAATTTCAAAACTCAATATTGAAATTTCAACACTTCAATCGAAAATAAAAGAAGTAAAACAAGCAGATGTTTCAGAATTAAAACAGCAAAAACAAGCACTTCAATCTGAAATTGATACGCTAACTGAAAAGAAAGCGAATAAATCGGTTAATGATAATTTAGATAAAAGAATCGAAGAATTATCATCAAGAGAAAAAGAACTTTCTCAAGTAATTTCTAATCTTGAAAAAGAGCAGTTTATCATTGAAAGGTTTAAAAAAGTAAAATCCGAATCAATTGAAAAATCCGTAAACAAATTATTTCAAACTGTAAAATTCAAACTCTTTGAAGAGCAAATCAATGGTGGTTTAAATCCAACATGTATTGCATTAATTGATGGAGTGCCTTTTCAAGCTGCTAATACAGCAAGCCAAATCAATGCTGGATTAGATATTATCAATACTCTTTGTAAAGCAAATGAAGTAACAGCACCAATTTTCATTGATAACCGCGAATCTGTAACAGAATTAATTCCTACAGATAGTCAGATTATCAATTTGGTTGTTTGGAAAGATTCAGAATTGAATTTAGGATGTCCGAAAGTTGACGGTGAATTAATTAACCTTGATTAAATAAAAATGGAAAAGATTTTAATATTAGATATTGAAACAACAGGGTTTTTACAATCTGGAGGAAAGATTGTAGAGGTTGGAATTGTAGAGTTAGATTTATCAAACGGTGAAAAGAAAATCATATATGATGAAGTTTGTCACGAAAAAGGTATAACACTTCAAGAAGTTGAGAATTCATGGATAACTAAAAACTCAACGCTTACAGTAGAATTAATAAGACATTCTAAAGCTCTACATGTAATTGCTCCAGATATTCAAAAAATACTAAATGATTATCCTGCAGGTGCAACAGCATTTAATAATTCTTTCGATTTTGGCTTTCTTGAGCATAGAGGTTTTCAATTTCCAAAAAAACTTCCATGCCCAATGAAGTTATCTACAAACATTTGTAAGATCCCATCTTCTAGAGGTTATAAATGGCCAAAGGTTGAAGAAGCTCATAAATTCTTTTTTGGTGATGTTGGCTATATAGAACAACACCGTGGAGCTGATGATGCATTCTACGAAGCAGATATAGTTTACGAATTATATAAAATGAATGTGTTTAAAATTAATTAACCCAAAAAATAAAATAAAATGTCAGAAAATACACAAGTAGCACAGGTAAAAAAAGATATTTCAGCTCAAGTTTTACAAAAAGTTCAATCTTTTCAAGAAGCCGGAGAACTGACTATTCCCAAAGATTATATTCCTTCAAACGCTTTAAAATCTGCTTACATTATTTTAAGCGAAACCAAAAACAGAGAAGGAAAATTAGCATTAGAACATTGTACACAAGCATCAATTGCAGAAGCTTTGCTTAAAATGGTTATTTGGGGATTATCTCCACTTAAAAAACAATGTTACTTTATTATGTATGGAAATCGCTTAGAATGTACTCCAGATTATTCTGGAAACATTGCTTTAGCTAAGCGATACGGTGGTTTAAAAAACATTAAGGCTCAAGCTATTTTTAAAGGTGATGAGTTTCAATTTGAAGTTGATGGAGCTACTGGAAGAAAGAAAATCGTTAAGCATTCACAGACTTTAGAAAACTTAGGAAGTACAGATGTGATTGGAGCTTATGCAGTTATTGAAATGGATAACGGTGTTAATGATGTTGAAATTATGAATATTAAACAGATTCAATCATCATGGCAGCAAGGAGCAACAAATGGAGCTTCACCAGCTCATAAAAAGTTCCCAGATCAAATGGCGATTAAAACTGTAATTAACAGAGCTTGTAAATTAATTATTCGTTCATCTGATGATTCTGCTCTTATTGAAAGTGAAGAAGATGAAGCATCAAAGCTTTCTCCAGTTGAAAGTGAGGTTAAACAATCTGTTGAACAAAATGCTAATTCACAACCTCTAGATTTTGAAGAAGCACAAGTTATAGATGAGAATAATATTGTTGATGTTTCTTCTGGAGCTGAACAACCTCAATCAGAAATGTTTCCAGATGAGGCTCCTTTTAAAGATTAATGCAACTCAAAATACTAGGTACGGGATCGGCAGGCAATTGCTACATCCTAGAAAATGAAAATGAAGCTCTAATCATTGAATTAGGGCTTCCTTTTTCCAAGATAAAACAATCTTTAGATTTTGATTTATGTAAGATTGTAGGAGCTTTGATTACACATGAACATGGAGATCATGCGGGTGAAAAAGGAAAAGGAATTAAAGATGCTTTGAATAATGGCATTAAAGTTTATTCAAGTGCAGGAACGTTCAGAGCTTTTGATATTAAACATCATAATGCTAACATCATCCAAGCTAAAAAATCATTTCAAATAGGAAACTTTAAAATACTTCCTTTCAATGTTCATCATGATGTCAATGAACCTTTAGGTTTTTTAATCGATCATGAAGAAACAGGACGTATTTTATTTGTTACAGATACTACTTACATCGATTATACTTTTCCAAACCTTAATAACATTATTATCGAAGCTAATTATTGCGAAGATATAATCAAAGAAAAACTTGGCAGCTCCTGGCAAAGTGAGTTTTTAAAGAATCGAATCTTAAAATCTCACATGAGCCTAAATACTTGTAAAGATACATTGCTTGCTAATGACCTTTCTCAAGTACAGAAAATAGTACTTATTCACTTATCAGATAGTAATTCTGACGAGAAGAAATTTAAAGAAGTAATAACCAATGCAACTGGAAAAATAGTTCACGTTGCTAACAATAATCAAACTTTAGAATTTAATAAAAATCCTTTTTAGATTATGAACCGCACCTTAAATTTTATGTTTTGGATGTTACATATTCAAAACATTCACTACACAAACTCAGAAGCTATGAGTAGAGCAATTGAAAATCTGAATAGTTATGATCTATCAAACAGAAAATGCTCTACAACGGCATAGAGCAATTGATAAATTCAATAAACTACTCGAAAAGAAAGCTACAATAGAAATTATTGAGAAGAAACCTAAAAGGACCTACAAGCAAAATCGTTATTTGCATTTAATCTTGGGTTTCTTTTCTTTAGAAACTGGATATACCCTTGAAGAAACAAAGCAAGAGATATTTAAGAAAATTGTCAATCCTTCATTATTCTACGAGGGAGAAGTTGGCGAAATAGTACCAATACAAAGATGGAGAAGTTCAGCTTCTTTAGATACTTCTGAAATGACAATTGCAATAGAAAAATTTAGAGATTATTCTAGTAGTCAAGCTGGTATTTATTTACCTAGTCCAGACGAAAAGGAATTTCTAAATAGTATCGAAATCGAATTAAAAAACAATCAAATAGTTTAATACAATGTTAGATTTAAAAAACGCATATATAGAATATTTAGCTCTTCAAAAAGTAGGGCATAAGGTAAGAGAAGAATCAAACATATTTGCTGAACAAACAACTGAGTTTGACGAATCAAAAGAAGAACAATTAGTACCATTTTTGTTAAATCCATTCAAAAAGACTCTTGAATTAAAACAATTCTCTCATTATACCGAAAGATTAGAATTCAATAAAATGTATAATTTCTGCAAACAATTGTTTAATCAAGAAATTGATTTTATTGATTTTTCTCAAGAGATCTTAAAACATTTATTTGAAATTAGTTTACATCCACAAATTAAAAGTGGTGAAGTGTTTACTGTGCAATTAAATAATGTTTTGTTTGACGGTATTCCTTGCAATGGTATTGGTATTTACAAACTAGAAAACAAATCAAAATTCTTGCGATTTGACGAAAGTAAATCTATTGATTACAATGTTCTTAAAGGTTACAAACTTGATAAGCTAGATAAAGGTGTTTTAATCTTAGACACTTTTCGCGATGATGGTTTTAGAGTTTATTCGATTGATGACAAAAATGTTGAATCAGAATTTTGGACTAAAAACTTCTTAGAAATTACTTCTGTTACAACTCCTTCTTTCCAAACAAAGAAATTTATTGAAGCAGTAAAAGACTTTGCAGAAGATATTGTTCTTGATAAAACTGATAGAAAACAGCAAGCTGAATTCATTGAAAATACCATTGTTGATTTAAGTGATAATGAATTTATGAATTTAGAAATCATTGATGAAACTCTTGGAGATTATAAAAACGATTTTCAAAACTACCTGCAAGAACATAAAGTAGACCCTAATTTCGAAATAAGCAATCATACTCTAATCTCTGAATCAAAAAAAATAAAGTCAGAATTAAAACTTGATACAGGTGCAAAAATCAATTTAGACTTACAAGTTCCAGGTTGTTCTACTGAAAATCTTGAAAGAGGTTATGACGAGGAAAAGAAGATGTTTTTCTATAAGGTATATTTTAATTCTGAACAGTAATTTATGAAACTCTTACTCTTTAAATCAATTTGCACGATTATCACTTCGGTTTTAATCGTGTTTTTCATAACACAAACAATCAAAATTACACTAGAATGGTAGAAGATTTAGAAAATTTGAAAACCCAAATACAAGCAAAAGGTTTTAAAGTTGAACATTACGAAAGCCCTATGCAATTTAATATTACTGTACAGTCAAAGAATGGGCAACATTGTTTTGCTCGAATATTTACTGGAGTAAACACTAGAGAACGCTTTATTATAAAAAGTGAAGCTTGCGAGAAATTAAAAGAGCTAATTAGTCAAAATTAAGTTTATGGCTAGTAAAAACACATTTTACTTTAGTCATGATGGTGGTGCCAGGAATGATGATAAAATGATTGCTGTGCGAATGAAACATAAAGCAGAAGGATATGCGGTTTACTTTATGATTTTGGAGAAAATGCTTGAAAGTTCCGATTATACAATATTCAAAGATTACAATGTTCTTGCATTTGATTTTAGAGTTGGTTCAGATTTAGTGAAATCAATAGTTGAAGATTTTGGATTATTTGAATTTACTGATGATAATAAATCTTTTTATTCAAAAAGTTTTCAATCCAGAATGGAGCCACTTGAAAATTTACGTAAACAACGAAGAGAAGCTGGGTTAAAATCTGCTGAAAAAAGAGCAAATTCAACAAAAAATCAACAAAATTCAACGGTCGTTGAACGGTCGTTGCCTAAAAATCCAACAAAGGAAAGTAAAGTAAATAATAATACTAACGTATTATTAGAAAAAAACAAACAAAAAAAGGAAATCGAAATTTCAAATTTTGAAGAAACTCCAAATTCAACTTCCTTTAAAAACTTCCAAGAAGAAAAAGAAAAAAGTTCCGCAAAAAAAGAAAAAGAACTTGAGGGGGTTAAAAATTTCCTTGTTGAAAACGGAGCTGATTATACTGACGTGTCTGAGTGGTTCAAGAAACGAATCGAAGAAAAAAAAGCTACAACAAGATATTTTGCTGAAAAGTTCACACTAGAATGCAAGAAGAGTAATATCACGGTTAAAGATGCAGTCTATGCATGTGCTTTCAATGGTTGGATAAACTTCAATCCTCAATGGGTGTTAAATCAACAAAAAACAAATTCTAAAACTTCAAAAAATGGAATCAAGGAATCAAAATCAGATGATATCATTGTCGGGAGAGTCAATGTTACAAAAACAGAAAGCTACCTTGAAAGTCGTAGAAAACAAAGAGAAATGGAGTCCTCTGGAAATTTTGAAACGAACTTATGATTATCCAATAATCAAAGATTGTGAGAAAAACGATGTTTTAAATCAAATTGAAAGTTTTGTTTGTGCAGATGCAACATTGAGAGGAGTAAAAGACGAGAATATGCCACAGGGTGAACTTCTGGATGATATTTCTGAAATGATTCGATTAAGATTTTGGAAGCTTTCACTTGAGGAAATTGAGCTTGCGTTAAAATTAAATAGATACGGAATCTATGAAGAAAAATCAGAACATTATCAATTCATAAATGCTGAACTTATATCTGAAATTCTTAACAAATACTGCAAATGGAAGTTTAAAAAAGCAAACGAGCATAATCTTTCAAGAACTCCAGAAAGGCAAATTGAAGTTAAGCCAGATCTTGAAAAAATCGAAAAAGAATTTCTTGAAACGATTTTAAGAGAAATTAAGGCTAATAAAAAATATAGATATATTGATTGTCATCTTTTACTTAAAGATGTTCCAAATCGATTTAAACCAACCAAAAAACAATATGAATTGTTATTTGAACAAGAATCAAATTTTCTAAAACTTCAAAATAATAAAAAATTAGAAGATAAATCTGATCGATTAAAACTCAAAAAACTCATTCAAAATCAAAATTCATCATTTGAAGTATTAGTTAAACAAAGAGTTTATAACATAATAGTTTGTAATTGGTTATATAATACTAAAATTAAACAATAGAAATGCATTATACAGCAACTTTCAAAGAAAAAGCCATTCAAGAAATGTGCTTACGTGCTGGATATCCAAATGTATCAGCATACGCTTCCAAAATTGGAGCAAAAGAATTCGCAAGAAAACGCGAGAAATTCTATGAAGAATTTTATACAGAAGAAAACGAAAAGTATAAAATTTCTAACAGTTCTGAAGCTGTTATAAAATATAAAGATCTTCCAGAAAAATTAGAACTTATATTTCAATACTTAACCCAAAATCCTGATTCAAGAATTTATAAGGTTGAAGATTTATTTTCTTTTTCAAGATCATATTTAAATATAATTTCAAAACTAGGTTACATTAAAAATAGTGGAACAAAATACAATCCTTTTTTTATAGTAAATAGGAATAATAAATCTACTTCTGAGATAATTGCTGAGGTAAGAAATTATGCTAAGCTGAATCAACGAAGAAACAGATTAAATGAAGCAAAAAGAATTGATAATGGTAAGTAGCATGCGAATTATCTTAGAACTAGCAATAATACTTAGTGTGCCTTTCTGCTTTATAGCATTTCTCTTTTATGTAGCATTTAAAAAAAAATATTAATAATGATTGAAGATAAAATAAAAGTAGGTTCTGACTTTTCTGGAGTTGGAGCATTCGACCAAGCATTATTGAGATTAGGTATTGATCATGAGACAATCTTTGCGTGTGACATGGATAAATATGCTAGAAAAACATTTATGCATAATTATGGAGAGCCAAAATATTATCCTGAAAATGTATATGATCGAGAAATACCAAAAGATAGTTTAGATATTTATATGACTTCACCATCTTGTCAAGCGTTTAGTTTAGCTGGTAACCGAAAAGGTGAAGATGATAAAAGAGGTATTTTGTTTTATAATTCTCTTGAATTTATTAAAAAGAATAATCCTCGCTATTTTATTTTTGAAAACGTAAAAGGTTTGTTAAGTGATGATAATAGAAAAACCTTTGCTAGATGGATTGATTTACTATCTGGTAAATCAGTAAACGGTAATCCGGTTATTTTTCCTCATGAAAATTCAACACCATACCATGTTTATCATAAAGTTTTGAATGCAAAAAATTTTGGAGTTCCACAAAATAGGGAACGTGTTTTTATTATTGGAATTCGAGATGATGTAGATAATAAATTCTCATTTCCTAAAGAATTTCCATTGACAAAAAGGCTTAAAGATGTTTTAGAAGAAAATGTTGATGAAAAGTATTTTTTGAGTGAAAAGATGATTAAAGGTTTTATTTCGCATTCAATAAAACACAAAGAAAAAGGTACCGGATTTCAATGGAAACCTAAAGAAGTACATGATATAGCTAATTGTATTAATGCAAGAGGTTCTGCTTTAGGACCTACAGATAATACAATAAAAATAGGATTTGTAAATCAAGACACTCAAGCATCTAAAGTTTATTCTGAGAATGGTGTAGGTCAAACATTATGTGCTGGAACTCATGGATATGCTAATGGTTATATAAAAGTTAAATCTGCAACATCTAAAGGTTATGAGCTAGCACAAGCAGGTGAAGATTCAATAAACTTCGAGCATCCAAATTCAAACACAAGACGTGGACGTGTAGGTGTAGGTGTAGGTGTAGGTCAAACTTTGACAACAAGCTGCAATCAAGGAGTTTTAGTTATTGGTAATTTACCAGGAAATCACGAACAAAATTCAAGAGTTTACAATACAGAAGGAATTTCTCCAACACTTACAACAATGCAAGGAGGTGGACAAGAACCAAAGATAACTCAAGAAAATTGTTTAATACGAAAACTTACACCTCGCGAATGTTTTCGGTTAATGGACTTTCCAGACACTTTTGATTTTTCTGTAGTTAGCGATTCACAAGCTTACAAACAAGCAGGAAATTCAATTGTTGTAAATGTATTATGTGAAATTATTAAAAAACTATCATTAACATACAAATAAATCAAGTAAAATGAAAAAAGAAATTGAGCCTGCAATAGATTTGGTTAAAGAAGCAAAAATCATTATCGCTAAACAAGAAGTAATAAAAGAGGCTTGGGGATTAAATTATAATAAATTTTCAGAACATATAGACTCGGATGGCTGGTTAGATACAGCGTGGTTAGATGATAGTGAAATTCATTATGATGTAAAAGATGGTTATGATGAATGTGGTACTGAGTCTACTTTTATTAGACCAAAATCCCTACAAGGAATTGAAACCAATAATGGTTGGATTAAAATAGAAGATCAATTACCTGAAGAAAGTATTGAAGTTTTGTTTTTCAATGAAAAATGGATAAATGAAGATTATAATCCATTTGGAACACGAATAGGTTTTTATAACAACGAAGATTTCATAACCGCTTATTATTGGAATTATCAAGACACTTATATAACAATTTCACATAATGAATGCGACGATGATGATGGGTTTAGTGATGAGATTAAAAATTCCATTGAACCAACTCATTGGAAATATGTAAATGATAAACCACCAATTTATTAATTAAAAACAAAAAATATGAAATACACTGAAGAAATGGACATGCCTACACCTTGCACACATTGTGGGGAAATATTCGATTTAAATGATGGTTATGGATCTGATAAATGGTATAAAAACATTGTAATATGTGAAAAATGTCACGAATTAGAGCAAGAAGAAATTGAAGAAGATGAAAACCGTGAGGAGCTAAATATAGAAGTATCTAACGCTTTATTCTCTCTTGATGAAAAAGAAAATATTAAAGACATTCTTTCTAAAGAAAATAAAGAATTGATATTAAAAATTGCTGAAAACATAAAAAAAGAAAATAATGGAGTACATGGAAAACAAAATGGATGATTTGATTACAGGTGCAAATCTCCAACAGAATTTAAAAACAGGAGTTGAGCTAATCGCTGAAGAAAGAAAGCGACAAATCGAACAAGAGGGATGGACATCTGAACATGATTCAGAGCATAAAGATGGAGAGCTTGCAAATGCTGGAGCCTATTATGCAATGACTGATGATATGATTAGTAACATAGATAGCGAATGGGGTAATGATATGCATTTACATATTTGGCCATTCGATTTAAAATGGCTTAAAAGAACTCCTAATGACAGAATTAAGGAACTTCAAAAAGCAGGTGCTTTAATAGCTGCTGAAATTGATAGACTTCAAAATGAACAATCATGAGAGAAATGCTAATTCTTCTTCTTCTTAATTTTCCTAAACTGTTCTGGTATTAAAAAATTTGGGTCACTCCAAATACCAATTTTCTTTAATTTAGCTTTATTTTCTAAATCTATCAACTTCTTATCTTTTGAGTATTTACGATATACAATTGCTAATCCTTTTTTAACAAGTTCTGCTGAAAGATATTTATCATTGTAATATACTTTTCCAATACTTCTACCATATCTATCTACGCTTGTAATTTCGATCTTAACTGTTTTGTTCCAAACAGCATCATTTGTAAATTTTGTTGCCTTAGCGGAGAAATTTTGTCCTTTTTCTGGACAATCAATTTCAGCTAATCTAATGCGTATTTTTTCTTTTTTATTATTTAAAACTTCAATAGTATCTCCATCAATTACGCGAGTAACTTTATATTGAGAAAAACAAAAAGACGAAAGAAGTATTAATAGTAGGGAATAAAATTTTATCATTCCGCGAAGGTAAAAAATAATTAAAATAAAAATCCACTCAAATATGAGTGGATTTTTTTAATATTTATTTTACAATAAAATTAATTTTCTTGGTGTTAGAAGGAGCTACAGTCTCCCAACTTCTTTTGTAATCAAATTGAATTGTACATTCTCCTTTATCACCAGCCATAACTGTATAAACATTCTTAAGAGGTGAACCTACAGTACCGTCATTTTGATTTTCTACAGTAGATTTATTAATGATTTTAATATTACAATTTTCTGGTTCAGTTGTAAACCAATCATAACCTGTAGAAGGGTTAGCTGATACTTCAAATTTTAATTGCTGACCAACATTCAATTTAATAGTTTGTTCATTTTCAATTGTGTCTAAATTAACGATTTTATCCTCCTTAGAGTTTGTAGCACATGCAGTTAATAATATGGCCTGACCAATTATTAGTAATATTTTTTTTGTCATAACTTGTTTGATTTGATTAGTTTAACTAAAATACTATTTATTATTCAATAATATATTCAAAATATGAGCCAATTGTAAAGCATTTAATCCAACTGTAAACAAATAAAACTAAATGGATGTTAAAATACTGAAATACAATAAAATAAATCTTTAATAAACTTGTGTTATTCAACAATTTTTTAATCTTTGAAAAGAAGTTATCTAAAGGGGTTATGTAACTAATTGTCTTTTTTATTTGAACATTTTTACCTCTTAAGAAATTAAGAGGTTTTATATGTTTTTAATCGGAATAGATCCAGATGTTGACAAAAGTGGTTTTGCATTAATTCATGAGAAGAATTACGAATTACTTAACCTAACGTTCTTTGAACTTTTTGAAAGATTTAATAAGCTTAAAAATGATTATCCAACAGAAGAAATAAGAGTATTTATTGAATGTGGATTTTTAAACAAATCTAATTGGCATAAAATAAATAAAGGATCTGCTTCTGTAAATGCAAATATTGGTAATCGTACTGGGAGAAATCATGAAGTTGCTTATAAGCTTATTGAAATGTGTGAGTTTTTAAATCTAACTTATTTCAAAGTTAAACCAACTACTAGAAAAAGAGATAGTAAAGAATTTAATCTCATTACAGGAATAAGAAAAAGAACAAACCAAGAACAGCGAGATGCATTTATGTTGATTTATGGTAGATAGGATAGTTTAAAATTGGTTTGATAGCTCAGTTGGTAGAAGCGTTGGACTGAAAATCCAAAGGTCGGAGGTTCGAACCCTCTTCATTCCACAAACTAATGCGGGCTTTTTTAAGCAATCAGTTTTACTATTCTGATTTGAGAATAAAAATAGTAATTTCTAAGTGTGACGGAATTGGTAGACGTTGAGAAGTGGTAAAGGTTGATACTAGATAGTTCGCTACTAGCTAGTCGGAACGCAACATTAAAGGTTCGAATCCTTTCACTTAGACAATTCTTTCATTGAAAGAGTTTTCGGGTATAAGATCAGTGAAGTTTAGTAGCTGATCTTTCTTTAAAAAATTTAATTTATTAATAATAAGGCGCAACAATGAGGCAGTTATTAGCAAAGCGCTAATTAATTGCCTTTTTTTATTCATGAAAACAGTAGAAGTAAATAGATTTAACTCTGAGAATGTTCAGCATTTTCTAATACCAGATCTTCCTAAGAGAATCTCGATATTGGATAATGAAGAATATCTTTTTTTACCTACTGATTGGACGAACGACGAAGAACTCGTCTTTTTAAAATTTAGAGCAGAACAAAAAGGTTACAGAATTGATTATGCTGATTCTGCACCAAGATCTTCTATTAAAATTATTTTTAATGAAATTGAATCTGCTATTGAACAAATAACAGAATTAAAGATTGAGGATTATTCAATTCAAAATAGATCAACAAAACTTTATTATACTAGAGTGATATATGCAATCATTTGTCACAATTCAAAAATTGAATTAACTACTGTGTCAGAAAGAATAAACTGTAGTAAAAGCGCTATAGGTAAAATGCATAAAAATCATAAAGACTTATTTCGATTTTTAACTGACTACCGCAGAACTTATAATGACATAATGCAAATTTTAACCAACAATCAAGTAATTGAAAGATTATGAAAAAACAAAGCAAATCAAATATCGTAAAAGAATGGAAATCATCTGATGTTAAAATCAAGAAGGATTCCAAAGGTTTGCTTTGGGTTATTCTTGGGAAAGAAAAAGTTAAACTTCCTAAAGATTTTAAAGTAAAATCAATTACCCTTAGCCAAGCTGAAGGTTTTCTTGGTTTGAAAAATACTGATTCTATTGTCAGTAAAACTTATTCAGAAGATGAAAAGAACGAGATTTTAAATAAGATATTCCTTCAAATAAAACTTAAAGGTTACTCTGTTAGAAAGATATTCAAAGAAGATAATACAGATAAGCCAGAGATAAGTCGTAATACTTTTCATGAATGGTTAAGTAATGATAAGAAAATGGCTGACCAATACGCGCGCGCGTGTGAGGAAAGAGCGGACGGAATATTCGAAGAAATACTTGATATTGTTGACTGTGAAGATGGAGATGTTTCTGAAATGGATATTGACGGAATAATTGTTACAAGAGTAAATCATGATGTTATCCAACGTGATAGATTAAGAGTAGACGCTCGTAAATGGATTCTATCAAAAATGAATCCTACTAAATACGGAGATAAAATTGACCACACTTCCAACGGTGAAACAATTACAACTCCAGCTCGCATTCTAACCAAAAAAGAAGCTCAAGAACTTAGAAATAGTTTAGATAATGACTATTAAGAATACTGATATAAGGGATATTGATATTTTAAAGACTTGGACATTAGAAAGCTCTTTAAATTTTACTCGTTATTTTTTCAAACATAACCAGGGTAGAAAATTTGTTGTTGGTCCACATCATGAAAAAATATCAAAGGCTCTTGATAAAGTATTGAAAGGCGAAACAAAACGCTTAATTATCAATATTGCTCCACGTTATGGAAAAACTGAGCTTGCAGTAAAAAACTTTATTGCAATGGGTTTAGGTTTAAATGCAAAAGCAAAATTTATTCATTTATCTTATTCTGATGGTTTAGCAATTGATAACTCAGAAGGTGTTCGTAATGTTATGGAGCTACCAGAATATAAAGCAATTTACGAAACTAGGTTAGCTAATAGAGGTAAAAAACATTGGTACACAACAGAAGGAGGTGGATTATATGCAACTTCTTCAAGTGGTCAAGTAACAGGTTTTGGAGCTGGTCTAGTAGATGAAGAAAAGGAAGAAGAATCTGAACAAGATCTTAAAGATTTAGACGAATTTCTTCCTTCTATTGATGGATTAGAATTTGGTGGAGCAATCATTATCGATGATCCAATTAAGCCAGATGATGCTGTTTCTGCTACTATTCGAAATAAAGTAAATAATAAGTTCGAAACTACCATAAAAAACCGTGTCAATTCACGAAATACGCCCATTATAATAATAATGCAGCGCTTACATGTTGATGATTTATGCGGTAAATTAATACGTGAAGAAGGAGAAGAATGGGAAGTTTTATCATTGCCATGTATCACAAAAAATGAAGAAGGAGACGAAGTTGCTTTATGGCCTTTCAAACATTCTTTAGAAGAATTAAAAAAAGAGAAAACTAAAAACTCTTTTGTTTTTGAAACTCAGTACATGCAAAATCCTAAACCATTGGAGGGATTGATGTATGATAGAGAGTTTAAAACTTATGAAGTTATTCCTTTCGCTAAAAATGCAAAGAGAAAAGTTTATGTAGATACTGCAGACGAAGGGAAAGATCATTTATGTGCTATTTATTACGAAGAACATCCTCACGGTAATTATATCCTTGATGTTTTATATACACAAAAGCCAATGGAATTTACAGAAACTAAAACAGCAGAATTAAGCACTATCCATAAAATAGATATTGCTGATGTAGAAAGTAATAATGGTGGACGTGCTTTTGCTCGTAATGTTGAAAAACAAATGCGTGAAATGGGAAATAATAAGACACGTGTAAAATGGTTTCATCAAAGTGAAAACAAGAATGTAAGAATATTTACTAAATCCAATGAAGTAATGAACTTAACACTCTTTCCAAAAGGCTGGGAAACTCTGTGGCCTAGATTTCACACTCATTTAACAACTTATATGAAAGTAGGTAAAAATGAGTTTGATGATGCTGAAGATGCTTTGACCGGGACAATTGAAAAAAGAAATAAATCAAATACAGGAACAACAGACGATATATTATCAAGATTAAACTTTTAAAAATACAAATTGAAAGAATTATACGATTTACTAGGAATACCCGAAACTGAAGGAATAAATAAACTTATTGAAGCTCTTAAACAAGGAAAGGATAAGACAAAAATTATTGAAGATGCAATTAAGCAGCTTGATCCAAATAAACATGATATCATCAATCCTGTTTTAAGAGATAAGCGCAATAAAAAAGAATCACAAAGAACAAAAGATAAAGAACTTGTTTCAATTGCTCTTGCTCTTCAAAAATGGATTGTCAAGAAGGAAAAAGCTATGATTTTCGGTAATACACCATTACTTAGAGCTAATATTGATCAAAAAAATCAAACCCAAAAGGCTATTTTAAAAGCTATTGAAAGAATTCTTCATGACAATAAAGAATCTTCATTTAATCGCAAGATTGCTGAATCTGTTGGGTCTTACACAGAAGGAGGTGAGATTTGGTACTTAAGAGAAAAAGAAGAAAATCATTCATCTTATGGCTTCGATACAAATATCGATGTTAAAGTAATGCAATTAACACCTAAAAATGGAGAGAAGCTATATACATACACTGATGATTTTAATGATTTAAAAGCTTTTTCAAGAAATTATTCAAAAAAAGAAAATGGAAAAGATGTTGATTACTTTGAAGTTTATACTTCATTAAAAACTTATATCTTCAAAAAAGATGGTTCTGATTGGTTGATACAAGATGGTTATCCTTTACATCAAGAACTAAAGAAAATTCCTATTGCATTTGCTGAACAAGAACAAACTTCATGGTATGATGTTCAAAAGCTTATTGAACGATATGAGCAATTGATATCAGATCATGGAGAGGTAAACGACAGAAATGCTTATCCTGTATTATTGATTAAAGGAGAATTGATTGATTCTTTAGAGAGAGGTCCAGGAGGTGGGATAAAATTGGAAAACGATTCAGATGCAAGTTATCTATCATGGGATAACGCACCAGAGTCTATTAAATTAGAAATCGAGAATATTGTTAAGAATATTCAATTAATCTCTCAAACTCCTAATATCTCATTCGAAGAAGTTAAATCTCTTGGTGCTTTATCTGGTACAGCATTAAAAATGTTATTCCTTGATGCACATCTTAAAGTGATGGAAAAGAGAGAAATTTACGACGAATACCTACAACGTAGAATTAATATCATTAAAAGAATTTTATCAACGCTTAATCCAGCTTGGAAAACTGAAATTGATAATATGATTATTGAACCAGAGATTGTTCCGTTTATGGTAGAAAATGAAAAAGAACAAGTTGAGATTGCTCTTCTTAAAAATGGAAATAAAGCTTTAGAATCTCACGAGAAATCTGTTAAAGATTGGCAAGGTCAAGACACAGAAGATTACGAACAAATTAAAAAAGAAGAAAAAGAAGCTGCAAGTGTAGATTACTTTTCTTCTGAAGAAGTTGAATAAACAAAAGATAAATGGAGCAAAATAGAATTATTGGAATTACTCTTTTAATATCAATTACACCTACAATAATTTGGTTAGTTTATTACATTAAAAATATTTTAAAAAGGAGTAGATGACTATCGAACAATTTATAATTGAGAATGAACTTCAAGCAAGAGTAAAGTCAGCAAAGCAGTTAAGACGAGTTGAGATATTATTCGAAAAGTATTTATCTGAAATAATAAGATTATACGGATTTAATACTAATCTTGATGAATTGACACCTCACTTAAAAAAAGAGTTCGAAAACCTAACAAAAAAGCTATCTATTGACTTAGAGAAACGAATAAATGTTGCTACTAAAGAACAATGGTTACTTGCTCAATCAACTGCAACGAAATTTGTAAATACTTTTTTTGAGGTTGATAATCTTAAAGAAGCTACTCAGCAGATATTCAGAAACACTCATTTAGAACAATATTTCGAAGCACAAAAGAGTAGATTAACCAAATTTAAGCTGTCAGATAGAGTTTGGAAGTATTCTAAGCAATTTGAAACGAATGTAGTTGATGCTTTTGAGATAGCTCTTAAGAATGGTCATTCTGCTCAAAAATTAAGTAGAGATTTAAAACAATATCTTAAAAATCCAGATGCTTTATTTAGAAGAGTTCGTGATGAGAAAGGACAATTACATCTAAGTAGAAATGCAGCTGCGTATAATCCAGGGCAAGGAGTTTACAGATCAGCTTCTAAAAATGCTTTACGTCTAGCAAACTCAGAAATTAACGCCTTTTACAAAGAAGCAGAAAACACAAGATGGTCCAGCATGGATTTTGTTGTAGGAATTGAAATAAAACGATCTAATAATTTCTTTGATTGTAAGATTTGCAATGATTTAACTGGGTTTTACCCGAAAACCTTTAAATTTAAAGGATTTCACCCAAATTGCCGTTGTTACCAAATACCTATCCTTAAACCAATAGAAATGTTTACAGACGAATTAAAAGGAGCTGTAAAAGAAGATTATTCTCATTTAGGTAACTTTCAAAAAACAGAGATAACAAAAATGCCTGCTAATTTCCAAAATCACTTAAAAGAAAAAGCAGACATTTATAAGGGATATAAAGTTGTTCCTTATTGGGTTAGTTAATATACTTATGTAAAATATTCATGCCTTACCCAAGATATAGGTGAATTAAAATAATTTCCATTTCCATCAGACTGTGTATTTGTATAATACACTTCCGCTTCTATATAATAATTATAACCTGGCACTTTTTCTAAATTGTTATAGTAATTATAAGCTTCTTGGTATGAAGTAAAATCTGCTATTGATACTTTAGTGTTTGATATACCTGTTTTATCTTTACATACTCTATAATTTCCAGTCTCGACTCTTAACATTTATCTTTTTTTATACTAAACAACATATTAAAAAACAATAAACAAAATATTTATTTAATTTTTTCTAAAACAATTGGTAAATCCGAAAAACCACTAATCTCAAACTTTATGTAATTAAATTCGTTACAATCAATTATTATATTATAAATTTCTTCAGCTGAATTTTTTGGAGTTATATATTTATTAGTGTTTATATCAAATCTATCTACATCAAAACCATCTTTACCGTCACTAATTGGGTCTACTCTTAAAATTGATTTATTTTTGAGGTAAGTAAAATTAATTTCAATAATATCACCATTTTTAAATTCATCAACGAAAGTGAGTGTTCTTACAAGTGAAACCTCTTGAGGTTTATTTAATTTGTAATTTCCTGTAATATTCATATCTAATAATATTGATTTGCATTCCAACCTAACCAAAAGAAGTCTGTATCTAAAGAGTTCTTACCGTCTTTCAGCGAGAAAATTAATGTAGATGTTGTTTTGTCATTCACTTGAATAACATTGTATCTCTCTTTAATTCCTATGCCAATAATTGAACTTTCTAAGGATCTCAAAATAGCATTTATCACTTCATTTTGATCAGTTATTTCCATAAAGTAAAATTATACAACAATATACAATATACCTTACGGATTTCCATAAAGACTTTAAATAAATCGATGCCTAAGTTTGTCCTAACTTCTCTTTAAATAAACTTTTCAACCCAACACCTTGCAATAATTTTGTTTTAATCGAAATGAATTTTAAATCTCATTATAATGAAACAAAAATTATTAGAGTTACTTAATGCTAAATTCTTAGGTAAAGGCACTCGAAAAGATACTTTGGAACGTTTAGCATCTGCTTACACGGTACAAGTAACCACAGAAGATGAAGCTTCGGCGCTTGTTGAGAAGATCACTCAAGAACAAGTTACAAACTTCGAAAAAGAATATCGTTCGGATGTTGATTCTGAAATTTCCAAAGCTACAAAAACAGCTCTTGAAAAAGCTGGTAAAGGTAAAGAAGGGGAAGAGCGAGAAACAAAACCAGAAGGAGGAGAAGTGAATCCTGATCCAAAAGATCTAGCTACTATTATTGCTAATGCTGTAGCAAAAGCAACAAATCCATTAATGGAAGAAATTACTGCTATTAAATCTGGTAAAACATCAGAAACAAGGCTTTCGCAAATAAACGAAATTATAAAAGATGCTAAAGATGAAACTTTGAAAAACACTATTTCAAAGAATTTCGGACGTATGTCTTTTGAAAATGACGAAACTTTTGCTGAATACTTGACAGAAATTCAAGCAGATGTTACGACATCAAATCAAACAATTACTAATCAAGGTTTATCTAATCATCGACCAGGAGCAGGAGGGGCTGGAAACGGCGGAAAGCTTTCTGATGCTGAATACGATGCTATGGTTTAATAAATCTTAAAATCAATTTAAAATGGGGAAAGGACCATATGTTGACTTAACAAGTTCAAAAGAATATCCATCAAATGGAAAAGATCAAGTTGTTTGGAGAAATAAGCTTGGTTATTATGATGGCGGCAGAACGTTAGACGTTTCTGCATTGACTGATGTCGCAGTATACGCGGGACATATTATCGTAAGAGATAAAACTACAGAGGTTTGTCGTCCATTGGAAACTACTGATAAAGCTTTTAACGATATTAAAGTAAATGACGAGATTATCGGTTTAACAGTTTCAACTGTTCCGAAAGAAAAAGCATTTGTAAGTATGGTTACAATTGGAATCGCTGCTGAAAATGCACTTCCTTTTACAATGACTACTGAACTTAAAGAGAAGGTTCAAAAATCATTACCGGGATTACAATTTCATAAATAACAATTAAAAATATTATAATGACACAAACACAATCATTATTTTTAAATTATACAGAAGCTCATTATGCTAACTATATTTTAGCTCAGCATAGAAAAATCAATGGTGTTTCACAAGGGGCAATCAAACCGTATTTATTTCAATCAAAATTGAATACTGTATATTCTGCTGATGGAAATTGGTCATCTATTACAGGTTTGTTTAAAAATGTCTTAGCTGATTACGTAGATATTGATTCACCAGCACCATTAAAAGCTCGTGGTACTCGTGGTGTAGCACAAGGAGAAATTCCAGACATTTCTAATAAATACGTAAAATCTGCAAAACAGTTACGTCAAATTAGAACTATGATAGCCTCTTTTTCTACAAATTCAGCATTAGGAGCTGATTATGAAAAACAGATTATTCAAGAATTATTTCGTGACGATGCTAATTCATTACAAAATGTTTATGAGCTTCACGAATATTCTTTTTTATCTGGTTTTTCAAATGGAGTTTTGGAGGTTGAGCAAAATATTTCGGCTGGAACTACATTAAGAGCAAATTTTAGATACATCAAAAGCCACGACTTTAAATCAGCAAACTTTACAACAATTACGGTTGATGATATTAATCAAATATCTGATAAAGCTAAGGCTGATGGAAATACTCTAGTTGAAGTTTATATCGATAATGCTGCTATGGCTAAGATTAAAAAGGATCCATCGTTCAAAGAACAATTTGCTTTTAGTAAAGATATAGTTGCGGACGCTGATAAACTACCAAATCTAACATCTAATAAAATTAAAGATTTTTTCAAAGATGAATGGGGAGTAACAGTTATTACAGATGGAGTTGATAGAACATTTATTGCTCAAAAAGACGGAGTTGACACAACAGTTAAGCCATGGGCAGAAGGTGTTATGATATTCACTTCTTCGGTTCAAGTTGGTTCTTTAGTTTGGTCTCATACGGAAGAATATTTTGCTCCTACAGAAGCTGTAAAATATCAATTAGCTGGACATGTATTAATGAGTAAGTTCGGTACAACTGATCCTAAATCAGAAGGTACAAAAGCAGAAGCCAGAGCATTACCAGTTATTGGGGCTGTCGAAGGTATTTATAGACTAGAAACGGTTGAAGCGGCAGAACTTCCAGAAGGCTAAAATTATATATCATGGCAAAAGTAACGATCACTAAAAAATTAGTAGAAGAAAATTCTCAGTTAGCGCAATTGCTAACTGAGAAAAATATCGAAGTCGGTTCTAAAATTGAACAATCTGAATTAGACGAATTGTATAAAATTTTAGAAACAACTGAGTTGTACGAATTAAATCCAGAAGATTTTGACAAAGAACCAGGACTTTTAAAAAAAGGTTTTGAAGTAGGTCAAGTAATTCGAGTTAAAAAGAAGGAGCAAGCTGGAGAAGTAAATCCGTCTAACGTAGAAGAAAATCCACAAAACTTAGACAATAGCTTAGACGAAGCTAAACCTTCTTATGTTGTTATTTCTCGCTTTGTTGACAAACATAATAAGTCTAAGATTTTTGAAGTTGGAGAAGTTGTTCCTGTTGAATTCGAAGAAGAGCGTTTATCTGATTTATTAGAACGTAAACTTATCAAACTAGCGTAATGACAAACAAAGAATATATACAAAGTGTTTTATCAAGATTAGGAGCTAACGAAAGTGATGTCGAAATTCTTTTTGCTGAAAATGAAGATCTAAAAGCAGATGATGAATTTAACCTACTTAATTGTCAAAATGCTTTGTACGATTCTTTTAGTTCATGGATTCCTATGTACTCAAGTTTATCTGAGGGCGACATGTCTATTTCTTGGAATTGGAATGCGGTTAAAGTCTTCATGAATCAAATCTCTAACAAACTAAACAAAGAAAATCCTTTTGACGATATAGACAAACCAAAAGCTAAAGCATTTAGACCATGGGGGGATTAGGTCATATTCATTATTTATTTGTTCGTGATATTTCCATTACCAAAGATGACGAAACTGGAGAAACTGTAGAAGTTGATAACGGTTTAAAATTCATTGGAAAATGCAGAGAACAAGTAAATGGCAGCGGTCGCTTAATAGCTGGAGTTGATGGAAGTATGATAACATTTAATTCTGTTATCCATTTAGATAAAAACACTGGTCCTATTGAAGTAGGTAAAGAAGTTATTATTTCAAATGATTCTACAGGCAAGGACATAAGAATTAAAGGTATTGTTTTAAGATTTACACAAGGATTATTACACAATAGATTATGGGTTTAAAAGCGAATTTCAGCAATAGCGACTTAAAGAATTATCATAAAAAGATTGAGCAAGATATTTTTAATAAAGCTATAAGAGGTTATAAATATTTAGGAGAAGCATTTGTTACTCATGCTAAAAATAATGTTGGATTTATGGACCAAACAGGTAACTTAAGATCTTCCATTGGATATGTTTTATTTGTTAATGGACAAGTTCGGGAAGAAGCTTATACTCTTCATAAAAAAGGTCATGAAGGCCTTAAAGAAGGTCCAAAGATAGCTAAAGAAATAGCTTCAACATTACGAAGTAATAATATTGTACTTGTTTTTACTGCAGGGATGAATTATGCTTTATATGTAGAATCTAAAGGCTTTAACGTTTTGACAGCAACAGAACATGAAACAAAATTACATGCTTTGAGTATGTTTAGAAATTTCATGAGAGATCCTAAAATGTAAAATTTAAACCTATGTACGATATATTCGATGCGACAGAAATACTTTTTAAAGCTTTAAATATTCCAGAGGTTTTAAACTCTATAAATGGTAAGTTGTATAATGTTGGTCGTCCTCTAAATTCACAGAAAGAAGACATTGTCGTGAATACCATCACTATTACAACTATATCAAAGCCACAACTAGCGACATCTAATATAAATATTCATGTTAAAGATATTGAAATAGGAAATCCCAATACTAAACGTCTAAAGGAAATTTCTAGAATTGTTAGAAAAGTATTTGAATCAAATCAATTTTTTGGTAAATCTGTTTACATATCTGATTTAGGAATACTCCAGGAACAAGAACAAAAAGAACATTACGTAAATCTTCGTATTCAATGGAGGATTTATGACACAAAAGAAAACTAATTATTAATTATAAAAACTTAAAATTATGGCAGTTTATACATTCGGTTTAGCCGAAATTTTAGTAGCTGAAGTTTTAGAAACAGGATTAATGCCAGCTACAGCTGATATGGGAAAAATTGGCGAGGTGTTACAAGACTCTGCATCTTGGACACAAGAAGAGGGAGATAAGACAGAAATCTTTGAACAGTCAAATCCAATTCCAAAAGTTATTATTGAACAACCAGGTGCTACAACTTTAGCATTTAATTTAATGAATGTTGATCCAGAAATGCTAGGGAAATACATTGGAGGTTCAGTTAATGCTACATCTAAAGAATGGGAGTTCGATGGGAAAAAGAAAGCTATTGAGAAGGCTTTATTCATTAAACCAGAACAAGGTCTTTACTTTAAATTACCAAAAGCATCAATTTCAGCAGTAATAGCAGGAGACTTGAATCAAAGTGGTTTATTGACTCTTAACTTTACGGTTACACCTTTATCACCTGGAGATGGTTTAAAGTCAATTATTGCAGGTAAGGTTTCAGATTTACCACCAGAAGGATAAAATTATTAGAATAGAATTTATAAAAAAAAGCCACTCTTATTTAGGAGTGGCTTTTATTTTAATTTTCTTTTTTGTTTCCAGAAAATGACTTAAATAAATCTTCATCATAAATAGTAAATGAAACTATTTCATCTTTTTTAAAAGAAATTCCAATAATGCCGAATTTATCAAAATTATCCTCATAAAATATATTTTTTAACACATCAAAGTAATCGGTTGTTATTTTCAAAGTATGATCCTCTTTATTTCTATATCCACTATATATAGGCATAATTTTTATGTAAGTACTCATACCAGGAATAGGTATTCCACCTGAGCAAAACCCTATATATACCTTACCATTTTTCAAAGTGAATTGAGCAGGCTTTCCTTCTTTTATTTGTTTAGAGATAAATTTTTCAAGTTCGTCTCCATATTTTCTTACAGCTCTATTTGAAAGGTAATTATGATTGATATAATCATAATATTCTAATTGCCTAACAATAAACCCTGTTATAAAAACAAAACAGAAACAAAATAAAGAACCAAAAAGAAATGAATAGAAATATCTTGTTTTAGAATCGAATACATTGTTTCCTAAAAACTGAGCACCTTCTTTATATTCAGCAGGGAGATTAGTTCTAAAAATATAATTCAACAGTATACTGATAATTATAATAGGAATTGAAATAACAATAGTTTCAAAAACTAAAACATCTTTAGATCTTCTTTGTAAATTATATTTAAAAAAAGAGCTATATCTTAAAATGATATAGCTAAATATTATTGGAATTAATAAAAAATTATAAGGCATTATTTATTGATAAGCTCATGTTTTTCAATTAGTTTATTAATCGTTTCTTTAACATCTTCTCGTTTAAAAAATACCTTGTTATCTACATAAATATTACCACTAGAGTCAGTTCTCATTCCTGAATCTACTACTTTTTTATTAGAAATTATTCTAATAAAAACTTTCCAAATGTTTTTAAGGAATTTCATGTTAAGTATAGTTTTGTGTTGTAAATATAATATAATATTAAAAAAATATTTTAATAATTTAAAGATAATTTTTTGGTTTCTACCAAGGTGTTTTTTTAAGTTATTGAAATACAGTGTAATGAAAAACATTAAACAATGGTTAAAAGCAAATAAAAAGGACCTAGTTTTAAACTAGACCCTTTTTTCAATAAAAAAATAAATTTGAAATTCTAATAATTCGGTTTTATATAGTTAAAATTTAAAATGATTAATTAAATCTACAATTATATATTTTACTTATATCTTAAAAATAAATATTTAACATTATTTCTTTAAAACGTGTGCCTAAGTTTTTCCTAAGTCACTCTTTAATAAACTTACTTCTTCATACTTACATCGGATTTTTGTATAAAGCAAATATCTAATGGACAATAAAGAACTTACTAAAAAGGAATTAGACATTTTAAATGATGTGCCATATTCTTTTGAACTAGAATATACCAAAGAAAAGACTATCAAAGTTAAGCGTTTCTTTGGTCTTTTCACTACAAACAAATCTATCAGAGAAAAAGTAAAAGAAGTTTTTAAAATCTATCCTTTACGATTATCTACAATGGATAGAATGGCTAAATATCAAATTGAATTATATCTAGATAATTCGAAATTCTCACAAAACAACGATTCTGATTCGTTCAACGAAATGAAACTTGTAGCAGCAAAAAATGCTTATAACATGGCAAATATTGTTGCTGTCGCTGTTTTAGGTGTTGATTATTCAGAAAAGGAATTTAAGTGTCTAAAGAAGGTTTTGTTTGATAATCTAACACCAATAAAATTAGAAGTAATAGCTAACGAAATTCTAAATTATCAATCTCTAGTAAATTTTACAAACTCTACGGTAACGATGTCGATAAAGACAACGATAAGTCCAAACGAAGTAGAGTAAAAGGAATGAGATCAACATACGGAACAAGAGCTTCTATATGTGATCATTTCAATTGGACTATAGATTATTTAGAAAATGGTATTAGCTGGGCAAAGGTTCAAAGATTAATGGCAGATGCTCCTTCTTATGATTATGACGATAAAGGCGAAGATTCTAAATCGGCTAAACCAATCAAGATAACGGAACAAAATCAAGAAGATATTTTAAAAATGTTTCAATAATGCAAATCAACAACGGAAGATTAGGATATACATTAACACTCGATAATAAACAAGTTCAACAAATTCTTGCTCAAACTAGAGCTGATTTTGCACGTACAAGTGAATACGCTATTTCTGAAGTGAATAAAGTACAAAACAAGATGAATAGTATTGCTGTTCTTGGTGGTAGTTTCCTTTCTATTGCTGCGGCAAAGGGTTTTGTTACTGAATTAATTCACGTTCGTGGAGAATTTCAGCAAATTGAAAATGCTATTGAAACTATTACAGGTTCTCAAGACAAAATGAACACTCTAATGACTGAATGGAAGGATTTAACTTTACGTTCTCCATTTAGATTATCTGAAATCGCTCAATCTGGAAAACAATTACTTGCTTATGGTGTTGAAGTTGAAAAAGTAACAGATGATATTGAAATGCTTGGGAATATCGCTTCGGGTGTTTCTGCTCCAATTAATGATATTGCTTATTTATATGGTACTTTAAAAACACAAGGACGAGCTTATCAACAAGACATTAATCAATTCACAGGACGTGGTATTCCAATTATAAAAGAATTAGCAAAGCAATTTGGTGTTGCAGAAAGTGAAGTTAGAGCAATGACAGAAGCGGGAAAGATTGGTTTTCCAGAAGTTGAAAAGGCTTTACGTGCAATGACAAGTGAAGGAGGTCAATTCTTTAATTTAATTGGTAAACAAGCAACAACTTTAACAGGAGCTGTCAATCGATTAAAACACGAAATAGAATTGATGTTTAATGAGATTGTTACTGAATCGGAAGGTTTACTTTCTGGTGGTATTAATGTTGTTACTCATTTGGTTGAGAATTATCAAACTCTTGGTAAAACTCTTGGCGTTTTAATTACTACTTATGGAGCTTATAAGGCAGCCGTAATGGTAACAAATACTATTGAGCAAATAAGATATACTACTACTTTAGCTTTAGGTGCTGCAGAAGGAAGAGTAACTACAATACAAGGATTAAGATATTTAGCAACATTAAAATTAACGGCTGCACAAACTGCATTAAATGCTGTAATGATGGCGAATCCATACGCTATTATTATTGCTGGAGCTGTTGCGTTAGGTACAGCATATTACTTATTATCAGACAATACCACTTCTGCACAGAGAGCGCAAGAAGCCTATAATAAAACTCAAGAAGAAGTAAAATCTAAGCTTGACGAAACTAAGAAAAAAGCTGATGAGTATATTAATACTTTGAAAGATGAAACTGCAACTGTTTATCAACAAATACAAGCTTATAACGCTTTACAAGCATTAAAATTAAAAGGTTTAGAAAATCTAACGCAAGAACAAATTGCGACAATGGATTTAACTGAGCTTAGAAAATTATTGAATGCTTCTTATGATGACCAAAGTTTAAAGGCTCAAGAAAATGAATTAAAAAGACTTGATAATGAAATTAAAGCCAAAAGAAAAGAGTTAAGTGATCAAGGTGCTTTGGGTAAACAATTAATTGAAAATGGAGGTAGTAAAGAATTAGAAGATTTAAACAATCAATATAAAATACAACTTGAATCAATAAACAAAATAAAAACTGACCAGCAACTTGCTAATTTACCTTTGAGAGATCGTGCTAAGTATTGGGAAGATGAAATAAAGAAAATAGAAGATTCTATTGCAGAAAATGAAAGATTAAATTTTGGTGTAAAATCCACAAATCCATTAATCAAGGATAATACTGATGCTGCGAATATTTTTAAAGTCGCTTTACAATCAGCTAATATATCACCTTTATTAGGTCAGTTAGAAGAAGCTAAAAAACAGTTTTCAGCCGTAACATCTGAAATGAGTGGAGGCATAGTGAATAAAAGTTTGTCAGATTATAATTATTTCGATTTTGAAAATCTTAGAAAGAAATTAGAAGATCAGATTAAAAACACGCCTAAATCTGAACAAAATACTGAAAAGTATAAAAATTTATTTGATTTAATTAGAAAAGTAAACAAAGAGATTGATACATACGATTCTAAAGAAAAAAAACCTAAAAAAACCAAAACTCCAAAGAAATCTGATGACCCTGTAGAAATCTTCAAAAAGCAAGTACAAGGAATGAAGGACGAATACGACCGTTATGTAAATTACATGAACTCGGACGACATTGTTCTCAAAGCTACTGCCGAAGCTATTTCTTTACGTATAAAAAATAAAGGTGCTAATTATGAAGAGTACTTGCGTAATGTTCAAAAAGAATTAGCTAATGTAACTAACAAAACTAAAGTACAAGTTAAGGAGTTGCAGTATGTAAATGATGAACTTGCAAAAATCATTGATTACAACGCATTTGATAAATACAAAGAGGGAATTAACGAACAAGTTGATTCGTCTGAGAACCTTTTAAAGGTTATTGGTTTACTTGAAGAAGAAAAACAAAAGTTTGCTAATTCTACGGATCAAATTGATAAAGATAAATTCAAATTCCTTGATGAAAAAGAAATTGATGTTATCAAAAAACTGATGATGCTGCGAAGTCGTTAATTAAAACTTTGACTGAGGAAGCTAATCCTTTAGATACCATCAATAAAAAGTTTGATGAAGAAATTGAACTTCTTAAATATAAACTTGAAAAAGCAAAAGATGATATTGAAAAACAAAAGATAATTATCACAATAGAACAAGTTGAAACTAAACGTAAAGAAGCTTTAGAAGATACTCCAACTAATGACAAGTATGTAAATGAAATTCTTAAGAAGTATCAAACTTTAGAGCAGAAAAAGCAAAAGATTATCGATGATTCTAATCGTGAGATTCAACGAATGCAAGAAAACTTGCAGAAAGAATTAAACAAAACTGGATCTGTTAATCCAGAAACAATTACTCAATACGAAAATGTAATTAAGGAAATTAAGGATAAACAAATTGAAGCGGTAAAGGTTGTGGATGCAGAGATTTTAAAAAAATCAGAAAGTTGGATTCAAATTTTTGGTGATTATTCAAACAAATCTAGCGCTGAACTACTTAAGATTCTTGATAGAATAAGAAATATTTTAAACGACCCAACACAAGTTGCTGGATTAACTCCAGAACAATTAAAAGCTTACCAAGATCAATTTACCGCAATTAAAGAGAAGATTGAAAAAGATAATCCTTTTGATAATTTAAAGGACTCTTTTAAATCATTCATGGTAGATTTTAAAAATGGTTTTAAAGATGTTGATGGAAAAATAAAGCTTGATAATGTTAGAGGGTTAGTTGATGCAACTAAAAAAACAATCAATGAAACTTTAAATTTCGCAGAAGATTTAGGAATAAATATTTCTGAGTCTACACGCGATGCAATTGAACTTGGTGCAGAATTATTTAATGCAGGAGCTGATATTGCAGAGGGTATTGCAAATAAAAATCCCGTTCAAGTTATTCAAGGCTTAGCAAAAGCTGTTAAATCAGTTCTAAACTTTAACGACAAGAAGAAACAACGCCAAATTAAACGCTATCAGCAAGCTGTTGATGATTTAGCACGATCATTTAAAAACCTTCAATACGAAACTGACAAAGCTCTAGGTGGAGATACTTACAAGAATCAACGTACGATGCTTGATAACCTTACCAAGCAACAAGAGGAGTATCGTAAAATGATTAAAACTGAACAGTCTCGTAAAAAGACTGATCAAGGTAAGATTAAAGAATGGCAACAAGCAATTATTGAACTTGATCAATCCAAACAAGATTTACTTGATTCCTTAGCGCAAGACATTTTACAAACAAACGCAAAGGATTTAGCAAATACTTTAGGTGATGCTTTAGCAGAAGCTTTTGGTAAAGGAGAAGATGCTGCTAAATCATTTGAAAAAGTAGCTAATGATGTTCTTAAAAATGCAGTTTTAAATCAACTTAAAAAGAAATTCCTAGAAGATCAATTACAAGGAGCACTTGACCAGCTTTACAAAGATATGGGAGCAGATGGACGAGGTAATTTTGAGTTTAATGGTCTTTCTCAGGAAGATCAAGAAAAGTTTAGGGAACGTTTAAAAGAGATTTCTAAAAACTTCTCTGGAGCATTAGAAATGTATAGTGATTTATTCAAGGATTTAGAAATGGACCCGAATGAAAATTCTTTAAGTGGTGCTATTTCAGGAATGTCACAAGAAACTGCAAGTATCGTAGCTGGACAAGTAAACGCAATGAGACTTCTTATTGTAGAAGCAAATAAACAACGTGATTTATCAAACAAATTTTTAATGCAGCAGCTTGATAGATTAGCTAATATAGATGCTAATACAAGAATGATGGAGCCTTTACTAAATAAATTAATTGATAAAGTAGATAAACTAGGAGAAAATAGAAGTTATGGATTTTAAATATATAAAAAAAGAAGCTTTAAAAAGAGCAAAAGACAATGATATCTGTGAAGATTGGGCTGTAAGAATTAATCATACAGTAAATGTAGATGAACTACTTGATATGTACATTGAAGGTATTGACTTTTCTTTTTCAACAGAGTTTTTATCGAATGATTTCTTTAGAAGAAATTTAAAAGGACACATGGAACATAAAGGCATTTTCTTAGATGATAATCCTATTCTAGAAAATGTAAAAAAGATAGTTTGTTTAGGTGATTCAAGACTTAATCTAATTAGTAATCAATATTTAGTTTCTGAAGTTTTTTTACGAGATAAAACTAAAGCTAAAATAGTTGCTAAAGATTCTGCTTTTATCATGGTTGATATTTTTGACGATGTAGAGTTAGAAGTAATTGCAAATGATAGTTCTAAAGTTTGTGTAAACGTCTATAAAGGAGCAAATGTTAGTTTTAAGCAACTTGATGATAGTTACGTGAAAATTATTAAAAAGAGAACTAAAACATTTAAGTAATGGTAGCAGTAGTTTATTTATTAGATAATATACCTTTCAAAAATTACAATGTTTTAGTTTCTGATTCCTCTGGTATTTTTGATAAAACAAAATTTAAGGAAGGGATTAAAAAAGACTGGTCCGACGAACATGGTTTTGATGTGGATTTACAAAATCGTTTTAAAGATTCGCGAACAATTTCAATTTCTTGTTTTGTTTATGCTAAATCATTAAAAGAAGCGATTGAAAAATATAATACTTTTTTGAACGAAATTGACAAAAAGGGTAGTAAACGCATATCAGTAATCGTTGATAGTCTAAGAATGGAATGTCAAGTTTTTAGGGATAATTCAGCAGAAACAAATTTGATTTACAATGATTCTGATGCTGTAGCAACTTTTACTTTAAATCTAATCGAAAATTTTCCTGTTAAAAGGATCTTACAATCAAAATCTAAAACGACTACAATTACTATTTCTTCTAATAAAGTTATGGTAATTAATTGGGGTGATGGAGTAGAACAATATACCAGTTCATCGATTCAAAACTATTCACATACTTATCTAAATGATAATATTTATTACCCGATTATAATGGGCGATTTAGACACTATTACGCAATTCCAAACTAATGCAGATATCTTATGGAGCAAATTTTAGTTAAAAGAGCAAGCGGTGAAGAATATTTGCTAGAAGATCGTGCAGCATTTAGAATAATAAATTCGATTTCTCAAAAAACTGAATTAAGAAGTAATGACACTATAGATGTAGATATTACAAGTAGACAATTTCACGATTTTAAAATTGGTGATACATTTTATTTTTTAGGTAGAAAATATACTTTAAATCAAATCCCTAGATACCAAAAGAATAGTAGAAACGAATATCAATATTCTGCAACGTTTGAAGGAGTAATGTATGACCTTCGTCGAGCTTCTTATGATGTAAATATTGATACAACAGGATCTGCAATTTATGGTGAAACATTAACTGCTGATTTGGAATTATTCGCCAAAGTTTTAGTTGAAAATGCAAATCGTGTATTTACTGATAAATGGGCTTTGGGTGAGCTTCCAGAAAATACAGAAACAAAAACTATTACTTTTTCGGAAGAGGATAATTGCTTGGGTGTTTTGCAAAAACTTTGCGATGAATATGATACTGACTTTACAATATCAACAGATGAAAATGGTTTAAATAAAATTAATTTTCTACAAGTAGGAGAAGAAATTCCTCTTGAGTTTAAGGTTGGCTTTAATCAAGGCCTATATAATTTGATTCGTGAAAAAGTAGATAGTTCAGATATTATTACAAGATTAAAAGTTTATGGATCTGATCAAAATTTAGGAACTTCTTATCGTTCTAACAAATTAGTGTTACCAGGAAAGAACAAACCTAATTCTTATATTGAAAATACTGATGCTATTGAACGTTTTGGAATATATGAAGCGGTTAAAGTGTTTGATGAAATTTATCCAAGAAGAATAGGAATAGTAACTTCAATTAATTCTGATTCGCCTTATAAATTCTCAGATACCTCAATGGATTTTGATTTAAATGAAAAAGATGAAAATGGCACAAAATATTTAATTGCTGGATCGGCTGAAAAAATTCATTTTAATACTGGTGCATTGGCTGGTTATGAATTTGATGTTCATTCTTATAGCCATTCAACTAAAGAATTTCATATAATAAAGTTTGCAGATGAAAACGGTTATGAATTTCCATCTAAAGATAATGATGCTTTTCGTATTGCCCCAGGAGATGAATATGTTGTTCTAAATATTCAAATGCCACAAGTTTACATTGATAATGCAGAAAATGAATTGCTCCAAAAAGCTAACGAATATCTATCTGATAAACTAGAACCAAATGTTCAATATTCAATGGATATTGATACATTATACTTGCAAAGACAATTAAATGAAACTATAACTGAGTTTTTCAAAGTAGGAGATTTCATCAAGGTGATTGATGAAGATTTTGGTATAAATCGATTTATAAGAATTAAATCAATTGAAAGGGATTTAAGAAAACCATTTGATTATAAACTTGTATTATCAGATTCAAAAGTTACAAATCTTGTTTCTGGAACTATTCCTGGAGAGATAAAAAATATTAAAAATATTATTAAACTTAATAACCTTAATAATCCAGCAAAAGCACGTAGAAATTGGAAAGATGCTCAGGAGGTTCTTAATATGGTTTTTGATGTCGAAGGTGATTATTATACAGATAAAATCAAACCAAATTCAATAGAAACTACACATCTACAAGTAGGTGCAAAATCGATGCAGTTTAATTTAATTGATTCCTTTTTTGAACCTAATGTAAATGGAGATCCGAATGTAATAAAATGGTCTAATTGCAAGCTTGTTCATTTTACAATTGAAGATAATATAAGAGAATGGCAAATAACTGCTGGAACAAAGAATTTAGAAGCTAACAAAGCTTATTACATTTATGCAAGATGTAATAAGGATAATACGATTGGAGTAATTGATATCACTGAAATTCAATACACAGTTGATCAAGGAAATTACTATTATTTCTTGATAGGTATTGTTAATTCTTATGATACTGATATTAAAGCAAGAGAAGTTTCTTTAATGTATGGCTTTTCTACTTTTTCAGGGAGATTTATTAAAGCTGGAAGAATTGAGTCGAGTGGAGGAGGAAATACTTATTTTGATTTAGATACAGGCGAAATAAGTGGAAAAATTACATTTACAAATGATTCTCCAGCATTTGAGCAGATAAATAATTCTATTATTATCGGTGGACGAAATTTAATGCAGCAGACTGAATTTAAATTAACTGATAAATGGATTTACGCATCTAATGTTGGAGGTACTGTAAATTTTGTACCATCGCAACGACGTATTTGGCTTGAAAATATTAATAATACATATATTGATGCTGTTCAGAATATAACTGTAGAAGCTAATACAAAGTATACATTATCATTTTTAGCAGCTTCAGATAAAGGTTTTATTGGTTCAATTTATGCGATTGAACGTATTAACGAAACAATAAACATAACACCTGCTAAAGATAATTTACAAGTTCTTAATTTACCAACAAACGGGAGGTATCAAAAATTTACATTTACTATAACAACTAGTTCTTCAACAGTATTATTAAGGTTTGGAGTACGAGCAAATTCAAACTCTAAAGTTCATTTTAGAGATTTAAAGCTTGAAAAAGGTACAAAAGCAACTGATTGGACTCCTGCACCCGAAGATATTGATAACGCAATTAATAAAGCCCAAAATGATGCAACTGCAGCAAATAATACATTAAGCGATATTGCTAGTGACAATAAATTATCACCATCAGAAAAACAAACAACTTTAACCGAATGGAATAGAATAAAATTAGAGTATCAACAGAATATTTTAGATGCAAATAAGCTAAATGTATCAGCAACAACTTACACAAATGCTTATAACGCATTAAATACCTATTTAACTCCATTGTTAAGTAATTTAACAACTACAACTGATATTGTAGGAAATACTTTTCGCTCAAATTTTAACCTATATTATGAAGCTAATGTAAAGTTGTTAACTGATATTCAAAATAAATTAGTTGATTCTATTGAAATTGTAGGTAGAAATCTAGTGATTAGAAAAACTGAGAAAAATAATACTATAGTAAATACAGATGGAAGTGAGGGAAGTTATATGAATAACTCTTTGAGCAATTTTACTATCAAAGTAATTGCAGGTACATCATTAGTATTTACTAAATCAACAGTTCAGAATACTGATAATTATTGGAGATATAAATATGTAAATTCAGCTGGTAACTTAATATCAAGAAAAGCAAATAACCTTAATTCCTTTACTGATGTAGTTCCAAATAATGCTGTTGGATTAGTTGTTTCTTATCCAACTGATTCTAAAGTAAAAATAAGCAAAGGAACTAATGTAACAGATTGGTCAGCAGCTCCAGAAGACGTTCAACAACAAATTACTGAACTTGATAATACAATGAAAAGGATTGATGGAGTAACTTCTTTTCTAGGTACTACAATAGATCAAAATGTTATCGCAACTGGTGTTTTAATGGTTGGTTCCGAATTTCAATCTAACGCAGGTATTAGTGGGCTTAATGAGAGTGGTTCTAAATCTGTAAGGCAATGGGCGGGCGGAACTGCTCAAAATAGAAATAAAGCTGCTTGGAATGTTCTTGATGATGGTACAATGAATTTTTACCACCCAAACGGTCAGATTGCATTTAAATTTGGTTTAGAAAATGGCGTTTTCGCTATGAATGGTTATCATAAAGATGGTTATTTAATGTTTCGATTAGATCCTAATCGTGGTTTAGTAAATGTTGCATATTCGCAAGAATCGTGGTCTGAAAGAAAATTCTTTAAAATTCCTGTAACGAATATTAATGCTACTGATGATCAAATAAGAGTGTATTTAATGCCTTTAATAACTAATTCTAATGGTATTTACACAATCGAACAAAGTAAACTTAACTATCAATGTTGGGAGTATTTCAATGGAACAATACCATCAAATGCAGATTGGCAACAATACAATGGATATAAAGCAAGTAATAATTCAAGAACTGCAAATATATCTAATGGTTGGTATCTTATAAATTATGGACCATTAGAACAAGATTCAACAACATTAAAACCAGCTGTAGAAGTTGTATTTATTGAAGCTGGTGTATATAGACAAAGTAGAATAATAGTAATGACTAATTTATAAATAATGGAAAAATTTAATTTAAAACAAAGAACTATTTCTGAGATTTTAGAAGAAAACATTTCGGAAAATCAAACAGTAACTTATGCTTTTAATTATGAGTATAACGAAGCTCCAAAATCAATATCATTTTATCTAACTAACAATAATGATACAAGTATCAAATTAGTTATTGGAAGTTATTACGTGCAAACAGGACAGCTTGATTTAAAAACAGTTCAAGAAATTGAAAATGTAGGCCAACTAATTGATAACATTAAGACTTCTATTCAAGAAATTATCAATTTGTATACAATCAAAGAAGAAGCCTAACTTTTTCCTAAGTTTTTAATTAAAAGCTATTAATAAAACTGTGCTACCATAATTTTACATCATCATTGTTGCGCCTTAAACAATGTCGTATGAAACAAAAATTATTTACCACTAGATTTAAGCGATATCTAGCATATTTGACGTTATTTTTAACGCCAATTATTTTACTATTTACAACCAAAATTAAACTCACAGAAAAGGAAAGGATTGAGTATTTTTTTCAGGGTTTTATCAAACTCACACCAATAGCATTTTTAATTAATTCTGCCTTCAATTGGCATGCAGAAAATGAATCTTTCTTATATGGATTATACGCAGTTTTGTTTATTAATGCTTTTATAGGAGTTCTTACACATCGTAAACTAAAAAGCTTCGATATAGGCGAGTTCTTTAAATCAACTTTAATAACGGTTATTGTTGTTTTTGGGGTTTATTTTTCCTTAGATCAAATTGATAATTCTATTCCAGAAGGCTTTTTATCTATTGCCTTTACATCATCAGTTCAAATATTGACTTTAATGTTTCCTCTCGCAAAAATCTTAAGAAATAGCTTCATTTTAACGAATGGAAAATTTCCACCTGAATTTCTAATAGAAAAGTTATATAACTACGAACGCGATGGAAATATTAAGGAATTTTTAGAAATAATTAAAAAAGAAGAGTAATATGAAATTATTTGCACCAGACAAGGTTATTATAGATGCTGGACATAATAGTAAAGATCCAGGAGCTGTACACAATGGAGTTACTGAATATGAAGAAATGCGAAGATTTAGAACATAATTAGAATCTAAGTTTAAAGCAGGTAATCACGAAGTTATATCGGACAAGGATAACGAAACAAATCGTGTATTTCAGAACAGAATAAGAACTCTGTTAAAAACAGGAGATATTACCGCAGCTTTTCATTTGAATAGTTCTGCAAGTGGTACTGCTACAGGAGTGGAAGTTTTTATTTCTAAGTCAGCAGGTAAAGATTCTAAAGCAGCCGCGAATGAACTTTCTATAGGATTATCTGAAATAATGAGAATTCATAATAGAGGAGTTAAAGTTGAAAATCAATCTCAACATTCATCAATTGGAATATTAAACTTACGTGGATCTGCTGTTTTAATTGAATTTGGTTTCATCCAAACTGATTTACAGAAGTTCAGAAAACATGAGGATGAAATCGTTGATTTTGTATTTAAAATACTTAAGAAGTATGATAGAAATTAAATACAGAAAAATAGTATCATCAATAGCATTGTTTATTTCAATGCTATTAGTTTTTTGTTTTTACGGATGCAGAACTTCAACAAAAACAATTGAAAAAAGTAGAATTGAAATTGAAAAGAAAGAACTTCAAATAAATAAAATTGATTCTTCTGTCGCTGTTCATAAAAATAATACTTTGAAAAAAGTAGATTCTTTATCTTGGTTCAACTCTATGAAATATTTTGATTTGTCATATTCTGGTATTGATAAAGATGATTATTTAGAATTTACGAAAACTGAAAAAGGATTTAAATTATCAGGAAAAGGGAATGTAAATATTAAAAATTCTGAAAATAAAGGAGATTCAATTCAAAAATCAAATAACCATCAATTAACTAATGAACTATCTAAAGTTAATTCTAGTTTAAAAACAGAAGTTGAATCAAATAACCATCAAATAAAAGTTGAAAAAGAAAAAGAGAAATTTTCTGTAGGACCTACTTTTGGGATTTTATTGTTAGCATTGATTATTCTTATTTATTATTTAATAAAGCGATTTAAGTATTAG